ACACATTTTATGTGTATGCAAGAATTGACAACGCATTTACGCTAGGCGCGGCGACAACGACTGCCGATCGCAGCTTATCAATCACGGAGCTAAAGCGGTGATTTGGATTGTTTACAGCACCGAAACGGGTGATATTATCCAGAACGTCATGTGCGCCGAAAGTGATGCGGCTAATCAAGTGCATGGCAATGAGGGCATAATTAGTGTAAGCCATTTCTATCGCACGGATTTGTTCCGCGTTGATTTGGACACAATGCAAATCGTTCCGATAGCGCCAGAGGATAGTGACAATGACCAGCCCGACGCATAGCATCATGGAAACCATGAAGCCGGCGGGCGACATTTTGTCGATCGGCGTTGTGCTGGCCACGCTGGCGTCATGGCTGCCATCTGCGGCGGCGCTGCTGACAATCGTGTGGACGCTAATTCGCATCTACGAAACGCGCACGGTGCAGCGCCTGCTTGGCAAGGCTACATAATTCGCCAATCGTCGCAGGGCCGTCCTGTCGCAGCTATTAGGTGAGACGTGCCGCGCAATCAACACGATATCGATCCGGCGCGTGATGCCGAAATATATGCGGCTTATGTAGAGGCTGGCAACAGCGGGCGGGCATTGGCCAGAACGGGCCGCTATGGCGGCAAGATGGGCATCCTGTCAGCGGTGCGCCGACACAAGCAAAGCCAAGGCGAAGCCTATGGGGCTGGCGGCATCGGGCAAGGTGCGGAACGCGACGGGCATGCGCCTTATGTTATAAAAGGCGTTTCAACTTATTTCGACGCAGACGGCAATCAGCGCGCCCAATGGGTTAAAACCCGACTAGATGATGAACAACGGCAAGAGGCAATCAGGGCAGCGGCTGAGGCGCTAGCCGAAAACATCCCGCCAGCGGAACCCGTCACGCCGCCAACTGCAACACTAGCCGATTTGCTGAACCTTTACGTTTTCACCGATTACCATGTCGGGATGCTGGCGTGGCACCGCGAGGGCGGCCAAGATTGGGACTTGGCCATTGCCGAAAAACTGATAACAAACGCCTATCGCCATATGATCGACAACGCGCCAGCGGCTAAGGTTGGCATCGTTTGCCAGCTTGGCGATTGGTTCCATTACGATTCATTCAAGCCGCTAACGCCTGCAAGCGGGCATTTGCTAGACGCTGACAGCCGGTTTCCCAAAATGATTGAGGCTGGCGTTAGAATATTGCGGCGGATCGTTGGCATGGCGCTGGAACGGCACGAACAGGTGATCGTGCTACATGCGGAAGGCAATCACGATGAGGCCAGTAGCGTTTGGCTTCGCGTGATGTTCAAGGCGCTGTTTGAGAATGAGCCTCGCGTTATGGTGGAAGATAGCCCGCTGCCGTTCTATGCTTACCAGCACGGCAACGTCATGCTGGCGTTTCATCATGGCCACAAAGTCAAGATGGACGGGCTGCCGGCGCTGTTTGCCAGCCAGTTCCGCGAGATGTGGGGGCAAACAACAATGGCCTATGGCCATAGCGGCCATTATCACCATGAAGTGGTGAAAGAGTTTAGCGGCATCAAATGGATGCAGCACCCAACGCTGGCGGCGCGTGACGCCTATGCGGCGCGAGGCGGCTATCATGCAGAACGGGCAGCCTACGCCATCACCTATCACGCCAAATATGGCCAAGTCAGCACCTTGACCGTCAAACCGGAAATGTTTGAGTGAAAGCCCGCATTCCTTGGGAAATGCTTAAGGCTGACACGTTTGCAGATCATGCCGACGATGTGGCGATGTTGTGGGCGCGCGAGTTTGCGGATGTCGCCAAAAGCGAATTGTTCTGGTTGCGTGGCGTAATTGGCAGCGATGTGCTACAAGGCGCAACGCGCGCCGTCATGGCGCGGGCTTTGAAGCTGGCAGCTTTGGAGGTCGAGCAATGCGATGGCTAACAGAGGCACGGCAATTAATTGGCACGAGGGAACTTCCCGGCGCTGAAAATAACCCGGTGATCATGTCATGGGGCAATAGACTTGGTGCGCGAGTGCTAGGCATTGCCTACGGCGCTGACAGCGTGCCGTGGTGCGGTTTGTTTGCTGCGCATTGCGTTACGCAAGCTGGGCTAAAACCGCCACCCATTGCAATCCGCGCCAAGGCTTGGGCGACTTGGGGCGATAGTGTTAGCACAACTGCCACGAGGCCACCGCTGGGCGCTGTGGCGGTGTTTGGCCGCGACGGTGGCGGGCATATCGGTTTTGTCGCAAGCGTCAACACAGACGCATCGCTAAACATTTTGGGCGGCAACCAAGGCGATGCGGTCAACGTGCGCCGCTTCCCGCGCGCAAGGCTGATTGCGTTGCGTTGGCCTAAAGGCGTTGCGCGGTCATCGCCTGCGCCTTGGGCCGGCACTGCGGCGGCTGACACAACAGGAGAGGGTTAATGATTGAATGGCTTAAAGCGCGGTTGCATGAGAAATCCACTTGGGCGGGCTTGTTGGCCATTGCGCTGGCAATTGCACTATTGATCGTGCCGCTACATGTGGAAGGCGAAGCGGCGGCGCAGCTATCAAATAATATTCAATGGCTGATCACCGCGCTGTTTGCGTCTGGCCTTGGCGGCATCATCTGGCACCGAAAGGTTTAAGCCATGTTTGTGCCAGCCTGGGCAATCCGTCTTGCGCCATATATCGGAGGCGCTTTGCTGATCATGGCGGCTTATGCGTGGGCCTACGGCAATGGCAAAGAGGCAGAGCGCGCCAAGTGGCAGAAGCGTGAAGCCGCCGCTGTAGAGGCCGCACAGGCCAAAGAGCGGGCATTGCAGGCGCAAGTTGACGCTGCCGGCGTGGCGCTGTCTGAGCGATCAACAGCCGTTGAGCGCATCCGCGAAAAAGCGCAGATAGTGACAAGGAATTTCTATGTTGAGAACCCTGCTTCTAATGTCGCTTGCCTTGATGCTTCCCGCTTGCGGCACATCTCGGAAAGTGACACCGCCGCTATTGCTGCCGGCACCGCCAAGTGAGGCATTGCAGCCGTGCGGCATTCCCGCCATTGTGGCTGGTGATGCGGCTGGCGTTGAAGCGGCGTTGATCGAACGCGGTGCAGAGATTGCCCGTTGCGAGGCGAAGCGGGCGGCGCTGGTGCAAGGCTGGCCGCGTTAAAGCGGTGCAGTTACAACCGCCTGACAAACACTTGCACATCGGCAGGCAGGCTATCTAAAGCAGGCACAGCAGGCTTGCCCAGTATGGCACGCACCCGCGCATCAAATGCGGCCATGTAGCGATCGGACGGCGGCACTGGCGGCACGTCACGGCGGCAAGCTGCGCAGTTACATTGCGTCATGTTGGCTACCTTGCACTGGCGTCATCAAGTTAGCATCAGCGCGCTTTCGGCCATTGGCGCGGGCAGCATCATAGATAGCGCGGCGGTGCTTTCGCAGTGCCTCACTAAAGCGGTAGACGCTGCCATAGCCGTGGTCGAACGCCAATTCGGTCAACGTCTTGTCGCCAATGTCACGATCCGCAGCGGGCAGCGTGGGCATGGTGCCGGGCGGGCGTGGCGGATGATTGGTGCGGCGCGGCGGCGCTTCGTCTTTGGCTATCCGCACTTCAACCGATCTAGCCTGTGATAGATGCGCCCTAATGCGTTCGTTAGCATAAATGCGAACCATGCGCCCATCAGGATAGAGATTCCAAAATTGCCGATCATGGATGATGACTTTGGGCTTCATGTCACAGACTCGCGGGCTGGCGGTTGGCGGCATGTTTGACCAATGCGTTCAGCACGATTTGATTGGCTGGGCGGCGGCGGCGCTGCAACTGCCATGTGTAAATCGGCTGTCCCTCGCTGGTTAGTGCGCGATGCCACATGGCGAAAATATAGCCCTCATCGTCTAGCAGCCTCACAAAGCGGCCAAGATCACCGGGAATGGAGTGAGTAGCATCGCTGACAATCTTGGCGACGATGTTGCCTTCCGGCGCGTTCATCACCCATGCAGCAACTTCCTTGGCGCTATACATTTGCATTCCCCCTTAGATCATTGCCAGCAAGGCAAGGCAGATAAACAGGCAGGCCATTGGCAGGGCTTCGCGTAGCATGGTGTGTCTCCCGTTGTTGGTTGGTTGGTGGTGGCGCTTACCATTGGACGCCGGTTTTGATGGCTTCGACCATGCTGCCAACGGGCAGCCAGCGGTCACCGTAAAACAGTTCATGGCGCACAAACCAATCACGGCTGCTGCCGCCGCTTTCTGTGCCGCCCATTACTTCAAAAGTGCGGCCATCATAGGTCACGTCAAAACGACCGTTGCCGGTCTTGGCAATGGTCAATTCGTTGCAGTTGAAGAAATATTCGCGGTTTTTGATCTTAGCGATGGCCATCTGTCGTCTCCTGTGGGGCGCTGCCCCGTTGTTGTTGAAGCCACATTGCCAACGTCCGTCCTATGCGTCAAGCATAATTTTATGCTTGCAGCATTTTATTTTGGGGCTTATGGGCAGCGGCATGAGCAAAACGATGACCCATGCAATGCGCGCCGCTGGCCTGAATGATGTCACGCTGGCCGCGCTAATCGGCTGTTCGCAGTCGCATATCAACCGGATTCGTAACGGCAAAATGGTGCCGCGACGGGTGATGGCCAACGCCATAGAACGCGCGTTAAGCGTTCAGGGCTTGGCCGATGAACTAACCAAAAAAGAGAGGGACAACGCATGACGCTAAAAAATTGGACGCCAGAGGAAGATGCAATTCTTACCAGCATGATGCAGGCTGGTGACACCTACGCACAGGTCACAGCCGCTTTGCCGGGCCGGAATATTTCAGCGGTCAAATGCCGCGCCTATCGGCTCAATTGCAGCAATACCCGCGTTGATGGGCGCTGGTATGGCAGGGCTGATGCCACGCTGCGGCAGATGTGGTCTGATGGCGCAACCATTATGGAGATTGCGGATCGGCTGGGCGTAGCTCACACATCGGTGCGCCGCCGCATTGAGCGCATCAATCTGCCTCCGCGCAAGTCGGCGGTTCGCGCAATCGGCACCGGCTGGGCAGCTAATGATCTGGCTATTGAGCGAAGCGCCAGACAGGCCACGGCTTCGTTTGAGCGCCATTATCGTGACGTAGCAGCCAAGCGCGGTTGGCGCGTCTGGAACTATGCAGCCTAACATTTCGGCGGCGGGCCTAAAAACCCGCCGCTTTTATGTGCGCTTCAATCTGGCGCTTGGCATCGTCTGCACCATAGCAAACCAGCACCGTCTGGCCGATTGATGCTAGGTAAAGGTGCCAGCTTTTTTGGTCTGGCGACAAGCGCCCGCCCTGTGAGCGTTTCATTTCCACCCACAAGCCCCAGGCCGGCACGAAAAGATCGGGAACGCCACGGCTAACGCCTTCGGCTTTCAGCTTGGCCGCAGTGGCGCGGGATCGCCAGCCGCCATTCGGGATAGCAAATATGCGAACATCGGAAAACTTGCGGCGAAACCAGAACACAATCTCGCGCTGTTCTTCATGTTCAGTGGGCAGCCGTTCAACGCGCTCCTTCAAAACGGCACTTCCCGACTTTGCACATCGTATGGATCGTGTTCCTTCCAATCCTGACAGGCGCTTGGCGTTCCCTGAAATTGATCCGGTGGCGTTGCGGCGTGTTTGTGGCAATGGTTCGTTTCCCGGTGAAAAAAGTTGCAATCCCAGCACAGCTTAGGCCGGGCATTTTCCCAGTCAATCAGCGCAGCCGGCTTTGTTGCCATACTCATAGCCATGTCCTTCCGATTATGCGATAATATTTACCGTCGCGTTTGTATGTTATGCCGGTTGGCGGCTTGCCACCGCTTAGGATCGCCGCAACACCGTCTAGCGTCATGGATGGCTTAAGCGCAACGCCGGCATTGCTGGCGATGATGCCAAGCGTGGCCACCGCCTTTTCGCCGGCATAACCTTCGTGCGTCACGGTAAGATATTCCTTCACGCCAGGATCGGACATGCCTCCGTAGTAGGTGACTTCCAGCATATCCTTGCCGCTGGTCTTGCTGGTGTGTTTGCGCCAGCGCCATGACGTGACAGGCATTTCGGACGGCGCAAAGCCCATGATGTCATCGTTGTGCAGCCGATAGGTTTTAGGCTCTGGCGCGGGAAACTCTGAGCCACACGCGGGGCAGATTTTCACGCTGGGATGGCATAGCTCATCGCAAAACTCGCAGACTTTCACCGGAGCTTCACCGTCGCCTTTGCCGGCTTTGGTTGGCGGCTGCACAGCAGTGATCGGGCCATGCGTGGCCACAACGCCGGCAAAGTCTAAGACTAAGCAATCAGCCTTGCCCGGCGCAACGCGAAGCCCGCGCCCAGCCATCTGCACATAGAGTGCCGGTGACATGGTGGGCCGCAGCATGGCAATCAGATCAATGGCCGGAAAGTCGAATCCGGTGGTCAGCACCTGGGCATTGGTCAAAGCTTGAATGCGCCCAGCCTTAAAGTCAGCAATCATGCGCTCCCGTTCCGCCTTTGGCGTTGTGCCAGTCACGCAATCGGCTGCGATGCCGCGATCATTAAGCAGATCGGCGATGTGCTGAGCATGTTCAATTCCTGTACAAAACAGCAGCCAATGTTTACGATCTGAACCAAGCGCCATGATTTCAGTCACGACGGCGCTGTTGTTGTCGTCGGTATCAACCGCCGCCTGCAATTCACTTTCGATAAATTCGCCGCCACGTTTGTGGACGCCATCAAGATCAAAGCGGGCTTTCGTCACCTTGCTTCGCAGCGTTGTCAGAAACCCCTTGTAAACCAGTTCTTCAATCGTCACCGGATCAATTAGCCCGTCAAAAAGCGCCGGCTTGTCAGTGATAAGGCCGTGGCCTAGGCGGTAAGGCGTGGCTGTCAGCCCGATAACACGCAAGGCCGGATTGATGGCCAGCAAGGCGTTTAGTAAGCCGCGATAACCGCCCTCCTCCTTGTGACTGACAAGGTGGCATTCGTCGATAATGACAAGATCGACATGGCCTAGCAGATGCGCCTTTTCGCGCACCGATTGGATGCCTGCAAACGTGATTGGCTCTCCAAGCTGGCGCTTGCCAATGCTGGCGCTGTAGATGCCCAGCGGTGCGCCGGGCCAATGTTCGCGCATCTTGGCGGCGTTCTGTTCGATAAGCTCCTTCTGGTGCGTCAACATCAGCACCCGCGTTTCCGGCCAGTTTTGCAATCCCTCTTTGCAAAGTGTAGCTACAATGTGGCTCTTGCCTGCGCCGGTTGGCAGCACAAGGCAGGGATGGCCATCGTTTGAGCGAAGCCAATCGTAAAGATCGTCAATGGCGCGGCGCTGGTAATCACGAAGCATTGAACGCACCCGCCAAAGCCTGCACCGTTTCATCCAGCAACTGGCGCGATGTCAGCCCGCCAACGCCATTCCGCAAGCGGCTTTGACCAATCAGCCAAGTGACAGACAAGCCGTCATCGCTGCCTTCCATTTGCCACGGCACAAGGTCAGGATGAAAAACGTGATCATCACAGCCATCGTGTTGGGCATCGGTTGGAATGCTAGTTTCCCACCGGGCGCAATGCCAGGTGCTATCCTCTTTCGCCGTAGCATGGGCGCATGTGCGGCAATTCACTTCTTTGGTCGGCTGTGATTTATGGCACATCGCCTTTGCGGGACACCAGCCGCATTGATACCATGTCGGATCGGTGGAAATAGGGGGAGGCATCCTGTCGGCCAATGCAATGGCCCGGCCTTTGGCAATGGCAGCATCCGCCACATCTTTATCAAAGCGCACCCGTTCGCAGTGCAGCCGATCATCGTCTTTGCACACCGCCACATAAAGCGCCCGCGTCAAGTCAAGCCCGGCCATGTATAGTTGCATCTGCACATAGTGCTGCCACTTGGACAGGCGAACGCCTTTAGCCGCCAGATCGTCGAACGACTTTTTGCCGTGCGTCTTAAACTCTAGCAAATGCTCCGTCTTTGGCGATTCGGGAATGCCAACGCCAATCCCGTCAATGCTGCCGCTAACATGCGCGCCAAAATCAACGCGGTTTTGCTGGCCGCGAACGGTGATGCCCACCGCTTCCAGATCGGCAATAATGGTGGCTTCCTCATTGTGGCCACGGCGAAACAAGCGCAGAATGCGGCCTTCAAACTGTTCGACAACAGCCCAGCGAAATGACAGCCAAAGCCAGCGGTCACAATGATGGCCCAAGAGACTTGCGCCAAGGTGCGGGCGTGGCCGTTCACGCTTGGCAGCGTGGTGAGCATCTATCAGGCTTGCAACGGCACTTTGATCGGCTATAATGACTTCCGGCAGCTTTGCCATGTTTGTCTCCTCCCGTGAACAACTTGGGGCTGGCTCATCACCAGCCCCATTTTTTGTTGTTACTTTGCCCAGGGCGGTTTGGCGCTAGATGCAGCCGGTGCAGCGGCAGCTTTGGCAGCAGACGGCGCAGGAAGCCCACCGCCAGCCAGAGCGCGATAACTGCCGACTTCGTTGCGGGCTTGGCTGTAGCCGCGCGCCACATCATCCGGTGATGGATGCTTGATCTTCACCTTGACCTGCAACTGGCCGCCGACAAGCTGGTCGCTATCCTCAAGCCGTGGCAGGCCGATGGCGCGCATGATTTCGCCAAGCTGTTGCCGGCCAATTTCTTCGGCCTTGGCAGACTGGTTGCGGATGTTGATCGCTGCAAAGATCACCCGGCCTTGATGTGTCGGCCCGGTGATGTCCAAGCGCAAATCAATCTTCGTGCCGGTGCCGGATTTCGTCTGTCCGACTTCCGCCTTGGCGATCATGGCCGAATAAAGCCCTTCCGGCAGCAATTCATATTCGCCGCTATTGCCGGTGGGTAGATCGTCGGCGTTAAAGCTTTCTCCAAGGTTAGCCATTGTCAGATTTCCTTCTTGCTGATGTTAAAAGTCGGGCGACCGGGCGTTGACGTGATGGCGTCAAGCAAGGGCGCAGTTATGTTTGCAGCGGCAGCTTTCCATGCCGTTGCGTTGATTTCCGGCTTCCACCGGAAAAGGCTGGGCAGATGATCGGCAAGGCCATGCTCTGCCGCCAGCGATTGCAGCTTGTCGGAATCAATCTTGCGATTGATGCGGCCAACAACCTTCACCGCATAGCCATCACGATCGTGATTGCTGGTGCCGTCAAGATTGGCCGGCAAAGCCAATTCAAACGCCATTGCGTCCTCTAGATCGCGGCGCGTCTTGATGGCGGCTTCTTCAATCGCCTTGGCGTTTAGCCATTGCTGATAAATTGGCACGGTCACTGCATACCCTCCATTGCAAGGACGTAGGCGGTCACGCTAAACAGCAAGCAGGCAAATATGCTGCCCCATGCTGCATTGACGTGCCGATCACGGATGTTGCCATTGATCACCGGCAAAGCGCCGATGGCGAATATCGCTTGTGCGATAGCTAGGGCGATTAGCATAAAGCACCGCTTTTCAGGCGTTCAGCCAACATTGCATCGGCAATTAAATATGCGTAATCCGCAATTTCATCCGCATTGGGAATTTGGCGGCGTCCATCATCGTGAGTATACGGATGCGACAATGCCATTCCCGCAAACCAATCGCGCAAGGTCATTCCGCCGCTTGGTTTCAACTCCCAAGTTATGTTGCCGGTATTTTGAAAAGCCGGGCCTCCATCAATCTTGCTCATGACACACTCCCAATCTTTGCAATGATCGCGCCAAGGTCTGGCGCTTCCCACTGAGACAGCCTGCCGGAACGATCCTTAGCCTGCCAAAGCCCATCACTGTCGGTAAGCAGCGCACGGTGGGCGTTGCCATCGGCATCGCGTTCAACACGCAGCGCCATCACAAGGTCGAAGAAATATGGCAAGCCCTGTGTCAGTGACTTACCGGGCATGGAGGCATTGTAGAGAATGCGGCCCATTTCATCCTGTGACTTTTCCAGCTTGGCAGACATGTAAACATGTTTGCCCGGCAGATCACGGAAGGCACGGATTAGCTCGTTCATCTTTGTAGACAACTCGCCATAAGCCGCGCGGCCATCTTTGTTGGCTTTGAGTTCAGCGTTCAGCACCACTTCAGCAACTTCTGACAAGGAATCAATCGCCACCGATTGAAACGCCTTGGCTTCCTCGCTGCTGGTCAACCACGCATAAGCATCGTGCAGATCGGCCAAACTTTTGACTTCGATATAAGGCACGTCTGCACCCGCAATCGAAAGCAAGCCGCCCTCTGCGCTAATCGCAACAACATTGGGCAAGGTCGAAATCAGGCTGGTTTTGCCAGCGCCTGCCTGGCCATATACGCACAGCTTAACACCATTGGCAGATAGGCCGCCTGTCCTCTTTAGGTTGATAGCCATTGTCTTTCTCCAACACCGCAGTCGGCTAATCCGGTCGCGGTGTGATTGAGGGCTTTACAGGGCATGAAAGCGGTTGTAAAGCATAAAAAGCACATAACAGCGAAAAGGTGGATTGATGTTAACCCTAGACGAGATTGCGGTTGCGCTTCGGGATAGGCGCATGGACATTGTTGCAGAGGCAACAGGCTTGCATCGGTCAACGATTGCCCGGATCAAGACTGGCAAAGCCAATCCGACATATGACGTGATGAAGGCGCTGTCAGATTATTTGATGGGTGGTGTGGCAGCGTGAGCGACCTAACCAAAATCCTAGATGGCCCGTGGACGCCACCAGCCCAACCGCAGTTTGACCCCCCAGAAGCCCAGCTTGCCGCCGCGATGGAACAGGCGGGCATCAGGCCACCGGCTAACATTAAACTTGATGGCAAACTGCACCGCTTTGACAGCTACACTAAAGGCAAGCCGGGCCATGACACATCGGGCTGGTATTGCGTGTTTCCCGATGGCGTTCCGGCTGGGCGCTTTGGGTGCTGGCGGGCGGCCATAGATAACACATTTCGCGCAGACATTGGCCGCGAATTGACGATCCCAGAGCGCATGGCAGAGGCCAAACGGCTGGCCGAAGCCGTCAAGGCGCGTGATGCTGCCAAGGCCAAAATTCAGGAGGCCGTTGCAGACGTGGCGGAGACCATCTGGGCCAGCCTTGCTGGTGCGCCTGATTGGCATCCGTATCTGGTGCGAAAGGGTGTCAGCCCCAACGGCGCGCGCGTTACAGGTGACGGGCGGCTTGCCCTGCCTATGTATGACCCAGCCGGCCACCTTGTCAGTCTGCAATATATCGACGGCGACGGCGGCAAACTTTATCACGCCAGCGGGCGGGCCACGGAAGCGCAATGGATTGTCGGTGATGACAACGGCGGCACGATATATATTGCCGAAGGCTTCGCCACCGCAGCCACGATCACAGAGGAAACGGGCCAGGCTTGCGCGATTGCTTACAGCGCCAGCAATCTGCCAGCCGTGGCAAGGGCGCTGCGGGAAAAGCGCGGCAGCTTGGCCGACATCGTGGTCGTTGCAGATCATGACAAAGGCGGGATCGGTTTCAAATATGCCGATCAAGCCGCCGCTAAGTATGGCGTTAGGGTGGTGCGGGTGCCAATTGAAGGCATGGATGCCAACGATTATAAGGCGGGCGGCCATGATCTGATGGCCCTGTTAAGCCCGGCAGTTGATAGCGGCTGGCTGGTGCCGGCTGACACATTCTGCACGGAACCCGCGCCGA